AATGCAGGATCTGGATTTTAACCTAAGTCAATTTGGTCTGTTTCTAAACAACGATAACATCATGTTGCATTTCCACCTAAGCGGATGCGTGGAAACATTAGGCCGTAAAATTATGGCAGGTGATGTTTTAGAATTGCCTCATTTGAAAGATGAATATGCATTAGATCAAAGTCTAATAGCATTAAAAAGATTTTATGTAGTACAGGATGTGACTCGTCCAACAAACGGATTTAGTCAAACTTGGTATCCACATCTAGTACGTTGCAAATGTGCTCCGTTAGTAGACAGTCAAGAATACAAAGAAATCCTTGATGCCCAGCAAACAGATTCTAATGGTAATCCAACCAATCAAACTCTACGTGATTTGATTTCTACCTACAATACCAGCATTGCCATAAACAATGCCATCCTACAACAAGCGGAATTAGATAGCCCAGCACACGGGTTTGACGACAGTAATCTCTACGTCATTCCGCTACAAGCAGACGGCACAGTTGATACCCAGGACGTCAGCGATACTAGTATTGATAACACCAACTGGGATAATATAGATGCTTCCATAGTATTACGTTCTCCGGACCATACATATTTTGTAGGTGCTATTGAAGGCGGAGTTCCGCCCAATGGAGCCAAATACGGTGCAGGAATAGAGTTTCCCCCTACTCCAGCAAAGGGTCAGTTTTTCCTACGTATTGATTATTTGCCTAATACGTTGTTTAGATTTGACGGGGCAATATGGATCAAGTTTGAAGACAATGTACGTATGACTTTAGATGAGTTTGGTGCCCAGGATGTAGCACCAGGAACTGCATTTGCTGGTAAACAAGTAAGACAGACTCAACTTGCTGGATACATTAACAATCTTACTACTTCAACTATTGCAGGTAGTGTTGTTCCACAGCGTCAAAGTCTAAGCAAAGCACTAACACCAAAGGCAGATAATTAATGGATTATTTTTATGACGGGCAACTGAGAAGATATCTCACTCAGTTTATGAGAGTAATGAGTAACTTCTCATACAAAGACGCTAAGGGAAATATTGTACAGATTCCTGTGCGCTACGGTGACATGAGTCGTCAAGTTGCACAGATTCTAAACAAGAACAGTGAAAACACAATTCCAAGTGCTCCATTTATCAGTTGCTATATTAAGAACTTGAAAATTGCACGTGAGCGATTACAGAATCCCTATTACGAAAATACTCTAAACGTTAGAGAACGAGCAACCAGTTACATGGACCAGGATCCCGGTAGTCCAACCTACGGGCAGATAGTAGAAGGAGAGACTAACGGACAGGGCGCAAATTACACAATTAATCGTTTGATGCCAACTCCTTATGATTTAGAATTCCAAGCAGATATTTGGAGTTCTAACACAGAACAAAAACTACAGATCCTAGAACAAATACTAGTGCTGTTTCGTCCTGCAATGGAAATTCAAACTACAGCAAATTTTGTTGATTGGACTAGCCTAAGTTATTTAGAATTATCAGACCTAACATGGAGTTCACGTGCTATTCCGCAGGGTGTTGAACAAGATATTGATATCGCAAATTTAGGATTTACTGCACCAATTTGGATTAGTACTCCTATCAAGGTAAAACAGCTAGGAGTTATCACAAATATTATTTCTAGAATATTTGTCGAACCCACCGGCACTCTTGAAAGTAGTCCATACGATGATGGTGCGTTCTTTAATGGCCGTACACCTACCGCAGTTGCAGGACACAATTTAAAAGATTTAAATGTTATTGTTCTAAACAACATCGCCACTCTCGGACCTGGAGTAAGTTGGTATAAAATATTAGATGCCTATCCCGGTACCTTTATTGCAGGAATAAGTCAAATTAGATTCACAAAAGATTTAACGACAGAAGTTGTTGCTACAATGACACTGAATCCTATAGATGAAACACAGATGATCTTGAACATTGATTCATCTACATTGCCTACTAACAGTCAGGTACCGCCCAATAGTGGAAAGACTTATGTAGACGCAATTATAGATCCTACAAAATTTAATACCAATTCTACTAATATAGGAATACGATATCTAATATTAGAAGATATTAATCCTGCATATAGAGCACCGGTATATATTTCTAATCCAGGATACGATCCTCAAAATCCAGATAGTCCACAACAGATAGTAAAACTAGATGCCAACGGTAATCCTGTATATGAGCCGCAATATCCCGATGCCAGCTATGCTGTTACAAACTTTAAAAACTCAGACAATTCAGTATTTTCGGCAAATGCCAACGATATCATTACTTGGGATGGAACCAACTGGTCTGTGATATTTGATTCTTTGGCCGGTGTGGTTCCAACTTACATAACTAATATACGCACTGGTTCACAATATGTGTGGGATGGCACACAGTGGACATCTAGTTATGAAGGTGAGTACGTACCGGGACATTGGCGTTTGTTATTATGAACATAATTTGTAGTGGTGGAATATTTCTAAGTAAATCAACTAAAAAGTTTTTACTTTTACACAGGTCAGAAGGTAAAACTGCCGGTACTTGGGGAATTGTTGGGGGCAAGCATGAACCCAGTGATCAAACTCCCTATGAAGCTCTTTGTAGAGAAGTACAAGAAGAGATTGGATTTTTACCAGACATTGAAAAAACTATTCCTTTAGAACAATACGAAAGTAAAGATGGTGGATTTTATTATCATACCTATGTGCTACTGGTCAAAGACGAGTTTATGCCTAAACTAAATCATGAACATTCTGGATACGCTTGGGTAGATAAAGACTGTTGGCCTAAGCCACTGCATTCTGGGCTTAGGACCACTCTTAGCAGTAAAACTAATAAAGCAAAAATTGATACTATATTTGATGTGTTAGGTTAAATGTCGTCAGCAATTAAATTAAAGCTGATGCTAATCCTATCTTCGTCTGATAAGTTTTCTTCTACACCGTGATCTAACCAACTTGGAAAAGCAATGAACAGTCCAGGTACTGGTTGGAAGCTGTAGCTCTTATAATTATAATCCACGTCTTTGGCACTATAGAAGTGTTGTCTTGCGGCTAGGTTGGGATTGATAAGAGTTATTTTCCCACAGCGCGGTGGGGTTTTTATGTACAAGGTACAGGCAAATACACTACGTGGATGCACATGAGGGATCATGTATGCGCCTGGTGGATTTACATTGACCCAATAATTTTCTAATCTTATTTTTGTAACAGATTCATAGTCTTTGATTAAGGCACTAGTGCATTGCTGTACTATAGGCATTAGAATAGGGTGAGCAATGGTAAGAACTTTCGAACTACCACCGCCACCTCGCTTGCTTGTTATATCGAGATTTGGATTTGTTCTAACCATCTCTCGTGCAAATTTTTCTAATTCCTGTAAGTCTGCATCAGACATTTCATTCATGATCGTCCATACAGGCGTAGGGAAAATCGTACTTACTTTAAGATCAGATCCAGCCAAGTTGTCTTACCTCTAATGGAGTTGAACAGTTATCAACTGCCTGTTTGTCTGCTAACATCTGTCCCAATAGCGTGGCCTGTCGTGATTGATATGCGGCTTGTTTTGCTATAGCATCATTAGCCAACTGTGTTATTGTAATTCCGCTTGCGGCTGATAGTACAGATAACATAGGAGTTGGAAAAGAATTATTAGCGATAAAAGCCTGTGCTTCTGCTAGTTGTTGAGTAAATGTGCTGGCTTCTAATGAGCTTGTCGATACTCCGAGATTAGCAAATTTTGCATCATATTCTACTTGGATTTCTAAATTGCTTAGATACTTGTAACCAGCTAGGAATAGTCTAATTTGATCAGGATCTTTTAATGCATCAAAATGCTCTAAATGCCCTGCGGAGATATCTTCGGGATTAGCATCGACTACAGTAGTAACAGAGACAATAGTGCCGTTGTCCAATACTGTGTGGTCGATATAAAGTAATTCAGATAACAGAGTAGCATCAGTGATTTCGTTAATCTTGTACTGAGCGATTTGAGAAGCATTAAAATTAGTGATCGGTAGATCAACTAACATCCATCCATGAGTGGAATATTTGGTTCCAGGAGGAATTTGGAATGTTAAGGGTGAGCTGTCAATTTTTAATAAAAGCATGTTAGTAGGACCTTGCTATAATAGCGTTATTTTATGACCTTGCTATTTGATCTTGTGTTCCATCTTGGTTAAACTTAACTAATGTTTCCTTATCGGGAACAGCTCCAAGTTGTGGCACAGGAATATATGCGGCCATTTCATTTGTAATCTTCAATGCTTCCTGTAAGGTCACATGGAAAATTTCTTCTGGCAAATCTAACATCGCTTGCAAGTTACCGGTACTAATTCTACCTGTAGATACAATATCTAAACCTGCTTGACGACCTAGACGTTTAACCCAGTAATCAATTTCGAGAGTATCTTTCATGGATAACATCTCGCCAATGTCGTAGTTCTCATTGAAATATTCTAAAATTTCGTAGAATGTTTCTAATTCGTTTCTAAGACGTTTAACTTCTTTCACGCTCAAATAGATTTTTTCTTCTAATGAGTGTATTTCTAAATCAATTTCCATTTGGTATAATGGATCTGTTTCTCTTTCGCGTTTCTTCTTTAAAATATCAATTTTAAGTTGATTCTTTTTATCTTCGTATTCTGTCTTACGTAAATTTTCTTCACGCGATTCAGCTTCCATAGTTACTTGTTGAAGCTGTTTAATAGGTGTAAGCTGTGAAGCAACAACAAACTGCTTCATCTGGAAGTCGCTCATACCACGTGGTAATACTTCTACTAGATCAGCTATTGTCCACTGTTTCTTTTCTTGCGTGTTGGATACCATTTTTTTCCCTTATTTCTGTTATGTGTTTATAGTGATTTGGTAAAGTTTTCTGCGCAAGATAAACCTGCACTTTAGCATCTTTCGTTATCTTAGGATAATAATGCTCTTCACCAAAACCTCTTAGCAATTCATTCCATTGAAAATAAGGATAACCATTATCGAGGTTATCTTCCTTCGTTGGATATTTATATTTAAGAGATTGCCAAAACTCCTGGAAGTCTTTTGAGTTACGTGCGGCTTCGCTTGCCGCCACCCAAAATGGTTCTGGTCGCTTGCTAAAAGCGTAATGACTTAACACAACAACTTTGATATATCGTATTCTTTCTTGAATTTCACTGTTTGCCCATGCCGAACTTTTACGTTCAGCTATAACTTCTACAGCATATTCCATAGTTTTACCAGCTAGATGTATAGCAGTTGCTTCTAATGGTTCGATAAACCCACTACTCATGCCCGCGGCAATAATATTGCCTTTGATAATTTCTTTAAAGTAACCGGGATTCATTGTAATCTTGCGTGGCTTTTCTATGCCAGTGGTCTGCGTGAACTCGGCAATCGCATCTTCGTCGCTGATAAATTTGCTACTGTATATGTACCCGTTACCTGTGCGCTCATATACCGGAATTTTAAAGCGCCAACCGGCAGTCATTCCTATACTGGAAGTAAACGGCTCGTATTCTTTTTCCGGATTGATGTATGATTTTTGTCCTACTATTGCAGTATCAACCAGCAATTCATCTGCATAACTGCAAAATTCACTATCAGTTTTGCCAATTAATAGTCTTTTAAATCCTGAACAGTCTACGAACCAATCTGCTGTGATCTGAGTGTTATTATCTAGTGTAACGCTTAGACAATTATTACCATCCATTTCGACATCTGTAATTTCTGCGTTAATCAATTCGACGCCTTTTTCAATACTGCGTTGCTGTAATAAGTTGGCCAACTCAGATGCAACAAAATGGCAACCATGCATGCTGTCTTTTTGTAGCCAGGGGCACTTGTTGTTATTACCAACGGCCGCCGTTAAATCACTGCCCCATGTTTCCCATGCGGGATCAGTTGACAACCAAAACGGAGTATCTGCAAAATCAATAAATTTGATACCCAGTTTGACCCCGCCACCTGTTAGTGCAATTAATTCTGTAGATGTGATTCCTAGATCATTAAGCATTTTCATAATGCTCGGCCATGTACCTTCGCCCACTCCTATAGCAGGAATGTTAGGACTTTCAACTAGAGTTATTTTATAATTGGGGAATTTATTAATAAGATAAGCGGCGGATAGCCAACCAGCTGTTCCACCGCCCACGATGCATATTGTCTTCATACACCTACTTATTAAGGTATAGGACCGTAACAAGCATTTCCTGATGATTGGTTACGTTGACTGTAAATTGCACCCAACACTTGATGACTATCTGATGGATAGTATGTTTTAACTGACACGTTATTTTGAGCACCGTTATAGCCTGCGATCATGTAACCGTAATCTTGACCCATAACACAACATTGTTCACCGTTGTTATACTGTTGACTTGGTGCGCTTGACCAAGTGTCGCTAGATACGTTATATCTTGACATTGTGGAACTTGCATTTGGATTCATATACCACTTGAACCACTTAGTTGGCATTGCTTTACCAGCAGTACCAGTACCGAATGGAGCTTCTCCTGCTAGTGCACCGGAGGTAGACATTGTGGTATAGTTCCACTTGAATGGTCCGCCTTGGCCGGGGGTATGATTATAGGCAAAGTTACCATCAGCAGGAACGCCTGCGCCATATGAGTGCGATCCGCTTGTTCCGTAACCAACACCCCATGAGTTTGTAGTATAGTTGATATAATTGCCTGTAGTACCGATTTGAATCTGACCGTAATAGTTGTTTGAACCAACTTTGGTACCGTTATGCCAGGAGTTAGGTGAATAAGAAGCCGTAGGACGAGCGGCGATACCTACAACACTCCATGTGGCCCAGTCTTGATACGAAGCCGCAGTACTGGAGTTACCTTGATGGTGATATGCGATCCACTCTGACGAATGCCAAGCACCGTAATAACTGGCAAATGGTAGAGTCTGTGGCGCTTCTAAAGCAACGTCACAACTATGGTGAACGTGTAAAATATTTGACCAAACGTTACCGCCTACATATCCTCCAGATACGCTACCTTGTTGAAGTATGATTTCGTTTTTGAAATCGCTAGGTTTAGCTACGAATTTATACCATGAAAAATAACCTTGTGAGCCAGCGCCGTATGTGCTTGCGTTCAAATACAAGTTACCGCCTGGGCCAGTCGACGGTCCTCTATTAGTTGAAAATGCAAAATCGTTAATGTCGCTTAGATATGCGATATATCCTGGAGTTGGAGTTGTAGCTAAACTAGTACGTGTGGTGTACTTTGCAGGAATAACGTTTCCTGTGTTGTCAATAACTAATAGTCCGTTGCTGTAAATTGCCATAGTGGTAAATTCCTTGTTATTTTTATTTATCAAGCAGTTGGGTTACCAACGCCTTTAATTCATC